CAGGAAGATGAATGAAAAACAAATAACAGATTTAATCGAAAGAATGCGTGAACTTGGACATGTTTACTCTTATCAAGGCGCAAAAATTCTTATCCGAGAATACGAGAAGTTAAACAAACCAGAAACAGTCAAAATCCCGCAGTTTGTGGCGGAGATTATCGAGTATTACAAAGGGCAGAACGCTACGTTATATGATGCGCTCAGAGAGAAGAATTTTAATAAACAATACAGTGAGTGGTTGCTGAATGAACAGAATGCTTATGACAAAGTCGCTCGCGCCTGGCTTGATGGCTACGAGGTGGAGCAGGAGAAGCGGTATTTGGTGAAGATTGTAGGCATGAATCGTATTAATGGCTGTCTTAGCTATAATAAGAAGCTTGATAAATGGTTCTTTGGTGCAGTTACTGATCAAAAACCTTACCGCACAAAACACACCCGCAAAGAACTCGAAGAAGCAGACTTCGGCTGGGTTTTCTCTTGCGAGGGTGTGGAAATCGAGGAGGTGGAAGAATGAGTAGATTTGCAATCTCCCTGTCTAAAGATGACCTTGAACATATTGCAAATGGTTATGACATCAAAATCAAAATCGATGGTAAAAGATTTTTGGAAACAAATGAAATCATTTTGAAACCTGCTGTGACAAATGATGTTATGGCTCCGATATTGAATTATAGAAATAAAATAATCGACACTGAACAGCAAAATATTGCTAGTGATTTTATAGGAGGTGCAAGATGAAACCTAGAAAATATCCTTATTCGGGAAGACCTAAGCTGATTAGACAGGTATTGCCAAGGTTCGTTCTGTTAGGGAATACCGCTTTTAACAGCGATTTGGTGAAATACATTGATACAATGAGGCAAGGGGCGCCAAATCAAACGATCATCTATTTTAAAATCCCTAAATTCCTTTCGCACGAGGAGAAGCATGTGCGGGTACCTCTCAAAATCTCTGAGGTGGTCAAGATTTTAAACCGATGAAAAACAAAAAAAGCCAAGGCGCTCTCTGCCCCAGCTAATAGTTTTCTCGCAAAGACTATTATACCATAAAAAGGAGACAGAGAGTGAACAAGGCTAGAGAATTACTTGATGAACTACAGAATTTGGATGAAGAGATACAGAGTCGAATAGACGAGCTTGCTAATCTTGAAGCTAGTTTGCTTTCTAGCCCTAAAATGAGCATGGATAAGGTTCAAGGTGGTCAGAAGGTTCGATTAGATGAACGTTACATCGATATTTTTAGCATGCAAGATTCCTTGAAAGAGTACATGAAGCAAGCAACTGCTGAAGCTATCCAGCGCAGAATTGAGCTCAGCAAATTGATTGATAAAATGCCTAAGCCTGCAAGTCGAACAATTTTAAGGATGGTGTATATTCAGAAAGCAAACGTGTATGATATGATTGAATTTTTACGATGTAGCAAGACCACTTTTTACAAAAAGAAGAAAGATGCAATACGTGAATTGGGTGTTGTAGTTGATAAAAGCGAACTAATGTGAACTAATGTGAACTATGTTGAAGCGCACTGGTCTAACAATCGTGCTATCATAGTATCATCAAGAATTTAGAGCGAGACAGCGAATGTCTGGCTCTTTTGTTTTGTCGAAAGGAGGGCGGTCATGAATGAACGTGAAAAACTAGCAGTTGGAGAATTGAAAACAGTAGCAAATGATTTGATGTCAGATTGGCCATCTTCTCGAAGCAGACAGAAGTCTTTTGTACTCAATTACATGGCCAACGGATTTCAAAACGCTACGCAAGCAGCAAAAGAAGCAGGCTTTAGCAAGAAAAGCGCAGGAAAGACAGCTCATAACATGTTGGCAGGTATGGAAAAGTATGTACATATCCCGCCAGTCGTTGAAAAGCTAAAAAATGCCTTTGACGAGCGCAGGACGGAGCTTTCTTTGCTCAATTCGGTTGATATTCAGCAGTTTTGGGCGAAAATTATCAGGCGGGAAATTAAAGATGTCAAACTTGTTGGCGATGGTGAGGGTTATCAGTCAGTCAAAGAAGTCCCTCCTGACTTATCTGTAATGTTGTCAGCATCGGACAAATACGCTAAGACTCTGGGCATGTATCAAAACAACATTGATATCACTCAACGCACTATCGAAATTAAAGTAGGTGAGTGGGATGCTGACGAAGAGTAAGCCTAAAATCAATATCATCATTGACCATCCCAGCAGGGTCTTTAATAAACATATATACGACAAGTTGACGGACTACTCAACGTTCACTGAGGTCCATTACGGCGGAGCCTCTTCTGGCAAGAGCCACGGCGTTATTCAAAAGGTTGTCTTTAAGGCTTGCCAGGACTGGAAATATCCACGCAAGATCCTTTTTTTGCGAAAAGTGGGGTCAACGGTCTATGACTCAATCTTTGAGGATGTGAAGCAATGCTTGGATGTTTGGGGTCTGCTTGATAAATGCAAGGTCAATAATTCAGCTTATCGGATTGAGTTACCAAACGGCGCACAATTCATCTTTAAGGGATTAGATAATCCGGAGAAAATAAAGTCAATCAAGGGCGTTTCTGATGTGGTCATGGAAGAGGCATCTGAGTTCACGTTGGATGATTACACGCAGTTGACTTTGCGTTTGCGGGACAAAAAGCACAAGCAGAAACAGATCTTTTTGATGTTTAACCCGGTTTCGAAAGTAAACTGGACCTACAACGCTTTTTTTGTTAAGAAACCAAAAAACACGGTTGTTTATCACACATCTTACAAAGATAATCGTTTCTTGGATCAGGTCACGATCGAAAATATCGAAGAGTTGGCCAACCGCAACGAAGCCTACTACAAGATTTATGCTCTGGGTGAGTTTGCTACATTGGACAAGTTAGTCTTTCCTAAGTACGAAAAACGACTATTAAACAAAGACGAGCTGGCGCATCTGCCGGCTTATTTTGGTCTCGACTATGGCTTTATCAATGACCCGTCAGCTTTGATGCACATCAGAATTGATGATGCAAACAGGAAGCTTTATGCAGTCGAGGAATTTGTAAGAAAAGGATTGACGAATGACAAGATCGCAGAGAGTATCAAGGCCCTTGGGTATGCCAAAGAACAAATCAGAGCCGACTCAGCTGAGAAGAAATCGAACCAAGAATTGCGAAATCTTGGAATCCCTCGGGTTATCGATGTGCAGAAAGGTCCTGGATCAGTTATGCAAGGCATACAATACTTATTGCAATATGATTGGATAGTTGATGAACGATGCGTGAAGCTGATTGAAGAGCTGGAAAATTACACTTGGAAAAAGGACAAGAAGACGAACGAATACATCAACGAGCCGGTTGATAGTTACAACCACTGCATCGATGCGATCAGGTACGCTTTGCAAGATAGAATCTTCCAGGCTAAAAAAGAAGTCAATGTAGACAAAGCAATCAGTAAAATCAATAAAATGTTTAGGAGGTAGAAAGTGGATAAAGTAAACGAATTTGAGCACGGAATAGATACTACTACTAAAGCAAGGTCGGATAGCTTGCGTTTTGACGGCTTGTCAAATGAGCAGTTCAGACACAGCTCAAGCGATGAGCTTTTAACTACAGAAGGAGGAAAAAAGGCGTTTCGGGACATGATCGAAACGTTTTTTAATCTTCAAAGAAAAAGGCTGCAAGTGCTGGCTTCGTATGCACAGGGCGATAATTACAGTATTTTAGCTGGTAGCAGACGGCTGGACAAAGAAAAAGCGGATTACCGCGTCCGGCACAAGTGGGGCGGCTATATCTCGAGCTTTGCAACAAGCTACGTCATCGGAAATCCTGTCACAATAGGCATTTTAGAAGGCGCAGAAGAAGAGCAATTGAAGGTCATCGAAGAAATCGAGTGGCAAAACGATATCAATTCGTTGAATAGTGATCTTGCTTTTGATGCTTCTGTCTATGGTCGAGCCTTTGAGTATCATTTCAGAGATAAAGACAACGTTGATCGTGTTGTTTTGATTAGTCCGCTTGAAATGTTTGTTATTCGTGACTTGACAGTTGAGCAAAATATCATTGCAGCGGTGCATCTGCCTATTTTTGCAGATAAAGTTTCTGCTACTCTTTATACAAAAGACAGAATTATCTCTTATAAGCCGTTTTCGGTCAATTCCATCAATTTGATTGCTGAATCCGAGAAGAAGCACGAATACAAGGATGTGCCGGTCGTCGAGTGGTGGAATAATCGCTTTAGAATGGGTGATTATGAGAGCGAAATTTCTCTGATCGACGCATACGACGCAGGCCAATCTGATACCGCGAATTACATGAGCGACCTGAATGACGCTTTGCTTTTAATTAAAGGCGACCTGGAAGCCATTGGAATGAGCGCCGAGAACGCAGCTAAGATGAAAGAGGCCAACACACTGCTGCTCCAAACAGGAGTAAGCACAAACGGTCAGCAAACAAGCGCAGACGCTGGCTATATCTATAAGCAGTACGACGTGCAAGGCACAGAGGCTTACAAGAACCGTCTAGCGAATGATATCCATAGGTTTAGTCGTATTCCGAATCTCGAAGATGATCGTTTTAATTCAACGCAATCAGGGATTGCTCTGCTTTACAAGATGATTGGCCTTGAGCAAGTCCGAAAAGACAAAGAAGCTTATTTTACAAAGGCTTTGCGTCGCAGATACGAGCTCATCAGCAACATTCACAAAGCAATCAACAAGCCTGCAATCGAAGCAAACAAGTTGACTTTCACATTTCACCCTAACATCCCACAGGATGTTTGGACGGAAATCAAGGCATACATCGAAGCGGGCGGAAATCTGTCTCAAGAAACCTTGATGAACAGCGCTAGCTTCACCGATTACAAGACTGAGCAGGCGCGCATTTTGAAAGAAAATGGAGCTAGTGACAGCGAAATTGGCCAGATTTTAGGTGGTTCAGATGACAAACAAGCAAACGACTAAGAATCAGCGTTACAACGCTGAGCGTAAGGCGCAGGCTGAGTTGATAAAGCGGGATATAGACAGAGACAAGGTCCTTGCTCGTCTTTATCAGGAGTCTTTTACCCGCATGCAATCAGAAATAGACAGATTTTATCTAGCTTATGCTAAAAAAGAAGGTCTAACCAAGCAAGAGGCTATGAAAAAAGCCTCTGAATTTGACGTTACGAAGTTTGCCAAGAAGGCCGAAAAAGCGGTAAAAGAGAAAGATTTTAGTCCTAAGACTAATTCTTGGCTCAGGACATACAACCTGAAAATGAAAGTCAGTAGACTGGAGCTTTTAAAGTCTGAATTAGCTCTTGAAATTCAAAATCTTACCTCCGAAGTGAATGAGGTCTTTGACAAGGCACGTAGGGACGAATTAACCAACGAATTAAGGCGTCAATCTGGTATTCTGGGCAATTCTGCCACAAGGGCACCAAAACGCTTAGAGGCGATTTTAGACGCTGATTTCTACGGACAGAATTTCTCTAGTCGGATTTGGGGCAGGCTGGGTTTACAAGCTGATCTACAAAGAGATGTTTTCTCTTCGCTCAATCGTATCTATACTGATATGATGGGCTACAAGCAGGAAATGGCTCGTTTGGCTAAGAAGTACGAGACAAGCAAAGCGAATGCGCAGCGCTTATTAAAAACTGAAATAGCTCGAATAAATGCAGACACTCAGCTTGCTATGTTGAAAGAAAACGGCTTTACGCACATGATTTACGTGGCCGAACCTGGAGCTTGTGACATCTGTGGTCCACTTGACCAGAAGGCTATCCCGATCGACAAAGTCGAAAAAGGCGTGAATATGTTTCCGATGCACCCAAACTGTCGGTGCTCAGCCTATGGACATATCAAAATGGATTACAAAAAGGGTGGCAGTACACTTGATGAGTATGAGCTGTGGGAAAGTCCTGATAAAACAGTTGTTGATGAAGGAAACCAGAAAGCAAATATCAGTCTTACTCATAATGATAAGTTTTATTCTTCGGTGAAAGAAGATTGGCTGAAAAATGTAGATCCAAACAAAGCAAATCTGACTGACAGAACCTTTTGGGAGCATGACGGTAAAAAGTATGAGGTTGACGGTCATGATGTTGTATTAGATTATAAACCAAAAGAAAAAGAGACAGCACTGTGGTTGTCTCAATTATTTGGTAAACATGTTGAAATGGTGCCACGGTTCAATGAACCTGAAGGGGTGTCAACACCAGATTATCTTATTGACGGAGTACCTTTCGATTTGAAAGGGATAAACGGTTTAGGCAAATATGTAATTGATGGCAATCTGAAAAAAGCTAAGACGCAGGCCGAAAATATTGTTTTTGATTTCAGTAATTCAGAATTAACTGATGAAGAGATTTTGAAACAGATGAATGATATCTATAGAAGCGGCCGCCGTGGTTTGAATGTCGCCATATTGAAACGTGAGGAAACGTTAATAGATGTAATGAAAAAGAAGGACTGACCATGGTGCCGTACCTAAAAGGTACAAGGGGCACTAGACCAATCCTTTCTTTACTTAAATTATAACTCAACCTATTATTTTTTTCAAGAAAAGAGGTAAAAATGAACAGAGAAAAGAAACCAGGTATGGAATCTGTTAAAATAGGCGGTCTTACCTATGATGTCAAAAAGTCATCTGACCTGCAAGGCAAGAATGGTAACTGGGGTCAAATCCAGTATAAGACACAGGAAATCATGCTTGATGACTCATTGAAAGAACAGGTTGAAGACCAAACGCTTATCCATGAAATTACTCATGGCATTTTGGTAGAAGCTGGCTACAATGACCATGAAGAAGACCTTGCTGATCGTGTCGGAAAGGTGCTTTATCAAGTTCTAACCGATAATGATTTCAGTTGGTTGTATAAAGGGGGCTAATATGGCTAGTGTAGGTAATATCTCATTGAGTTTGTCAATATCTTGGAAAAACCAGGACGAATTTGAACGATTGCTAAAAGAGTTTGAAAATGCTAAAAATGCTTATTATGAGGCACTAGATGCCTTGAATAACTTTCACCCAGACATCAAAGTTGTATCTAACAAAAAGAAAGGCAGGTTTATTGAATATGAACAAGAGGATTAAGAAAAAACGCGCTCGGCAAGCCAGGATCAACATTCTGCAGAGTAACCTGGATTACGCTTTGCATGAAATCAATATCTTACACAAGCGTCTGGATAACCTTGAAAAAGTCGCGTCAATTAACACAAAAGCGACAAATGAGCGTTTTGACAAGTTGGAAGCTGCTAACAAGCAAATGCGTGTAGACTTGGATAACGCTATCGTTTCGTTTAGCAAGCCGGATATTTTTGCAGAAACATACGAAAAAACGGAGGAATAAAAATGCTAGAAAAAGCAAAACAATTGGCATCACAAGAATTTTCGCGCTTATCAGGCCGCGAAATCAAAGCGGAAGACTGCTTTGTAGTTTGGTTTAGCAAGACCCTACAAAACTGGAAAGCTCTTGTTAGTACGAACGCAATTACATCAAGCGAGCCTTGTGGAGATTATGCAGAAATCACGCATAACGGAGACAAGAAAGAGACTTATGTGGATGTTTACGCCAAGGTCTCAAATCGTGCCATTAAAGATTAGGAGGTGATCCAACATCTTGACTAGCAGAAAAGACTGCTATAAATTACTGTAAATCATTATAAACTGGTATTTTTGATCAGTTTTTTTCGGAAGAAAGGAAAACAAAAATGGAAGATTGGCAAAGACGTTTTATCGATGAATACAATGCGCTTAAGGATAAATATACAAAATTACATAAAACGATTATCAAATACGAAGCTGGTACGCTGAATTTTGAGCCAAAATGCTCAATTGAAGTTTTAAAAAATCAAAAGTGCGCCATGGGTCAGTATCTATACTGGCTAGAAGTTCGATCAGAAATCGAAGGAATCGAATTATAAAACTAACCGTATGGAATCCCATGCGGTTTTAATTTTGTCCAAACCGTGCTGAAGACGTTAAAAGGTGCATGAGTTCGGGGAGGTTGCCCGTAAAGCGTAAAGAAAGGAGCCAGAACATGGCAGAAGAACATAACAATCCAGCAGTCGATCCACAAGAGCAGTCTAATCCTGATGGGCAAGCTAGCAATCCATCGGGCGAAGCTGAAAAGATGGTCTCACTTGCTGAGATGCAACGCCGCTTGAAGCAAGCAGAAGAAAAGCACGCTCAAGCTACACAAGAAGCTATTGCACAAGCTCTCGAAAAGTACAAAACAGAGTCTGAATTGACTGGAAAAGAGCTTGAGGAATACCGCCGAAAAGAGGCCGAAGATGAAAAACAGGCTTTGCTAGATAAAATCGCTGGTTTGGAGAAAGAACAAACCAAGCGAGAATTGACAGACGAAGCCATTAAGACGCTTTCCAGCCGAAAATTGCCAGTAAATGAAAAGGTGCTCTCTTTTGTGGTTAAAGATACCGCAGACGGCACTTTACAGGCAATTGCTGACTTTGAGAGCATCATCAGCGAAATCAAAGCTGAATACACTCAATCTGAACCGCCGGGCGTTTCATCGTCGTTTGGTAGTTCGGACTCAAAAAGTCCCGGAGAAATCTTCCGCGACTCACGCATTATCTGAAAAAAGGAGAAATAAATGACAGTACAAACTTTTAACCCTGAGAAAGTTCTGGTTTCTGAGAAAAAAGACGGAACTTTTCATAGGAAATTTACAGATATCATCATGAAAGAGGTCTCTAAGAACTCGCTTGTGATGCAGCTTGGAAAATATCACGAAATGGACGGAGAGCAAGAAAAAACAGTCTACGTTCAAACTGATGGGGTCTCTGCTTACTGGGTGAATGAAACTGAAAAAATCAAGACAGATAAGCCAGAAGTCATTCCTGTCAAGCTGAAAGCTCACAAGTTAGGTATCATCTTGCTAGCTTCCCGTGAAGCGCTGAACTATACATGGGAGAAATTCTTCAACGACATGAAACCTCAGATTGTCGAAGCGTTCTACACCAAAATTGATGAAGCCGGCCTACTTGGCCATGAAACGCCATTTGCTAATTCGGTGACCAAAGCTGCCAAAGACGCAAGCAAAGTGATTGGCGGCCCGATCAACTTTGAAAATATCCTGAAACTTGAAGACAAGCTGCTGGATAGTGATGTTGAAATCAATGCGTTTGTATCTCGTGTGTCAAACCGTTCTGCTCTTCGCGAAGCTCGTGACGGTGACAAGAAGACGATTTACGACAAAGAAAACAACAAGCTTGACGGAATTGTGACCGTGGACATGAAATCTAAGAATTTCAAAAAAGGCGACTTGCTCGCTGGTAACTTCGACAATCTTATTTACGGTGTACCTTACAACATCAACTATAAGATTTCGGAAGAAGGCCAGATCTCAACGATTCAGAATGCAGACGGAACCCCTGTTAACCTGTTCGAGCAAGAAATGATTGCTATTCGTGCCACAATGGACATTGCGGTCATGATCACAAAGACAGATGCATTTGCTAAATTGACAGACGCTGCTAACGTTTAGAAAGGAGTTTGTAAATGACTTACATTGTAACTACAAACATTATTGATACAAAGGATAATGACCGCTTGTACGAAACGGGTGAAGTTTATCCGCGCGCTGATTTGACGGTCTCTGACAATCGAATTAAGGAGCTGCTTGAAAAGGGAGTCATTGCTCTCGAAGGCTCTGAGGGAGAAACAACTCCTACAGAAGAAGCAGCTCCTGCAGTCGAATCTGAATCTGAATCTGAACCTGATCCAAGCGTGAAAGAACTCAAGGCTAAACTTGATGAGCTTGGCATTAAGTATGGTTCTCGTGCTACCAAGGACGAATTGAAAGGCCTACTCGAAGGCGCTGAGGGAGAATAACCATGGAAAATACTCAGCTAGCCAAAATTAAGCGTCGGCTGGGTATTGCTCCCGACGACACGAAAGAAAATGACTTGTTACAGGATCTAGTTGAAGATGCCGAAAGCTATTTCAAGAGCTTGACAGGAACAACAGAGATTGATCAGAAGTACAATTTTATGATCGAAAATGTTGTTTATAAGCTTTATGGGCGCAAAGGGTCTGAGGGTGTGACTTCCGAGACCGTGGATGGCTATTCTGTGACCTATCAGGACTGGGATAACCTGTTTAAGCCTTATATGGCTATTTTAAACAAAGATTTTGGACTAGATGGCTCTCTGAGAGAGAAAGGCAAGGTGGTCTTTTTATGAAAACGCCGCATCGAATTACCCTTATTAGAGGGGCTGGAACGCCAAAATACAATCCAGAAACAGATAGCTACGAGGCTACTGAAGGCCAAGAAGAAGTCGTGCCCTGCCTGGTTAATTTCATCCGTCAAGCAAGGGTCTTTAAAGATTACGGAAATCAGGCTGATACGGTCATGATTTGCCGTTTTCAGCAGGCACAGAAGCCTTTTGCTACCGCTATTTATGACGGCAGCAAATATGTCCCTATGGATCAGATTGATGCCCCAATTAAAGGGGCTGTCAGGCTCAAGAAGGCAGGTGGTTAGTATGGGGATCAAATGGCAAGGTATTGAGAAGCTTACAGCTACCATCAGCAACGCTCATCCAAAAGCAGTTGAGCAGTCTTTGCAAGTTTTGAAAAATAACGGCGAAAAAGGAAAGAGAATCGCTAGAGATCTAGCGCCCAAGGATACCGGATTTTTGAAAGACCATATCATCACTTCCTATCCAGGAATGGAAGCTCATATCCACGGCGAAGCTGGTTATGATGGTTATCAGGAATACGGCACCAGATTTCAGCCCGGCAAGCCCCATTTTCGTCCCATGTTGGAGCAAATTCAGCCTGAATTTCAAAAGGACATGACAAAAGTGATGAAAGGAGCGTTTAAGTGACCCCAAATCATGATTTATTCAGAAGTTTATTCTCGCTCTGCAACGTAAGAGTCGACACATACGACTATTTGCCAGATGCTGAGACTAAATATCCCTTTGTTTATTTGGGAGAGAGCAATGGCTCTGACATCCCAAATAACGACGTTTTAGGGACAGTCAGGCAGACAATCCATCTCTACGGTTTAAGAGAGCACAGAGCTCGTTTAGATAAGATTTCAGCTTATTTAGAAGGAGCAGTGAAGCTGTTGAAAGATGGAAACGAGCATAAGCTAGCTCACCTTTCGACCTCGAAACAAGTCATACCAGATAACACAGACGTCCAGCCTTTGCTTCATATTGCGTTGGACGTTACTTTTAATTACACGAAAAAGGAGACATAAATGCCAGAATTAATGTTAGGGAAAGACTATGTGGTGTTTTTCCGACGACTAAAAGACCAAGTAAAGCAGGACGCTGGAAAAGTCCGCTTTCAGGTCGAGCTAACAATCAATCCTGAAAAAGAGATTGAAAGCACTAAAACCAAGGATGGCGTGGTCAATTCAATTTCCGACGGTGAAACAAGCGGTGAGTTCAAATCACTTGCTTACCGCGAAGATGGTGACACGGTCAACATGTGGAAGGAAATGCGAAAATGGTTCATGAACAACGAAAAAATCGAATGTTGGGTCGTGGATATTGGCAGTGTGCGCCAATCTGGAGGAAAAGAAATCTATGACGTGGAATACTACCAAGGCTACTTCAAGAGCTTTGAGCTTTCCGCTCCAGCTGACGACAAGATTGAATTATCTTACGAAATGGCTATCAACGGCAACGGCGTTATTCACACCGACTCGCTGACAGACTCTCAAAAGAAAGCTATCGCGACAGCACAGTACGACTATCATACGCTTGCTAAAGAAACAGCTGCTGCAGGTCGTTCTGTCTAATAATTTTCAAGGGGGTTAAACACCCCTTTTTATTTTTTGAAAAGGAGAAAATATGATTTTACACATCGACGGACGTGATTATACTTTGCGATTTGGTCTTGGATTTTTGCGCGAAATGAACCGACTACATTCAGCAGAATTAGAAGGGATGAAAACAGGTTACGGAGCAATGACTCTCTTTAATGCCGGGCAAGCCCTCAACGACCCAATGGCCTTTGTGGACATCATCAAGGCCGGAACGGTTACAGAAGGCAAAAAGCCAAGCAACGAAGGCATTGAAGCGTTTCTGGAAGACTTGATCATCAACGACAAATACGACGAAACAATCAAAGAGATTGTTGCGGAATTAAAAGCGTCACCCCTACTCAAAAAAGCAATGAACCTAGCAGAGTAGAGGGGACTTCAGGTTCAAACTTCGGCTATGACGAAGCTATCGCTCTGCTAATTGCAAGGCATGGAATGAGCTTTTTAGAAGCGGCCAGAACAACACTTGTCGAGTTTGAAATTTACAATCTAGCTTATGCAATTCAGCAGGAAGACAAGCGCTATAACGCAGCAATCCAAGCTTGGATGAATCAACGAGTCCAAGCTACGAAAGGGAGCGGCAAGAGCGTTAGGTCTGCATTTAAAACCTTTGACGATTTTTACAATCGAAAAGAAGAATTTGAAAGAATTTTTCGGACCGAGAGCAAAGAAAACAAAAAAGGTCTAACGATGGCAGACCGAAATAGAAGGCTCAATCATGATGAGAAAGGAGGACTTTGATGGGAGCAACATTTGATGTCACGGCGATTTTAAAAGCGAATGTATCAGACTTCGCAAATGGTCTTAAAGAGGCTAAAATGTCTCTTCAAAGCCTCCAGAATCAGTCTGGCTCGAGCTTTGACAAGATCAGCGGCAGTCTGAGTGCTATCGGTGGCTCCATGATGAAGGTCGGCGCTGGAATGACCGCTGGCTTCACTGCTCCAGTTGTTGGGGCAGTTGGGGGTGTCGTGAAATCTTTTGCAGACCTCGAACAAAGCTTAGGTGGCGTTCAGACGCTCTTCAAACAAAACGGAACGAGCGTAAACAATCTTGCTAAAGAGTACGGGATGACCCGAGAAGAAGCCCGAAAATTGTATCAAACAATGGCAAATGACGGCACCAACGTCATTGAAAATGCCAATAAGGCCTTTAAAACTGCTGGGGTTTCGGCTAATTCGTACATGGAGCAGGTTACATCTTTTTCAGCAACCTTACTGCAAGGTCTAGGAGGAGATACTGCCAAAGCTGCGCAATATGCAGATAAAGCCATCATACAGATGTCAGATAACGCAAATAAAATGGGCACCAGCATGACCGATATCCAAAACGCTTATCAAGGATTTGCCAAGGATAATTACACAATGCTGGACAATTTGAAGCTAGGTTACGGGGGAACCGCTAGCGAAATGGCCCGTTTGGTCAACGAATCAGGCGTCTTAAACGGCGAATTTGAAGCAACAGCTGAAAATGTCAAAGACATTCCTTTCCACACCTTGATTGAGGCCATCGGAATTACCCAAGATCGCCTTGGAATTACTGGTACGACTGCTAAAGAGGCTAGCGAGACCGTGTCAGGCTCGTTTGCAGCCATGAAAGCAGCAGCTCAGAACCTTGTAGCCGGTCTCGGGAACAATGAAGCAGACATCAAAGCGTTGATGGAAAGCTTAAAAGAGACCGTTCTCACATTCAAAGACAATGTGGTGCGGGTCCTTGGGACAATTTGGGACAATTTACCGCTAGCGCCATGGCAGAAGTGGCTCGGAGCCATCATAGTAGCAGCAGGACCTGTTTTGACAGTCCTTGGCGGGCTTGTTGCTGGCGTCGGGAAATTTATTTCGGTCATCACGGCAATAGGAGGTGTATTTGCCAAAGTAAGCAGCTGGTTTGCCTTGCTAAACAGCGGAGGAAGTGCCTTGAGTCTTGCCTTTGCGAAATTAGTAGGTGCAGTGTCAGCCTTGGGCGCGCCTTTTCTAGCTGTGGTAGCTGTTATAGCTAGTTTGATCGCGGTCCTTGTTGGTGTCTACAACACCAGCGAAGAGTTTCGGAACAAGGTAAATGCAGCTTGGGAAGCTATCAAGACAGCAATCAGCTCAGCGATTGAGGCCGTAGTGTCTTTTGTCATGGATCTATTTGGTCAGCTTGTTTCATGGTGGAGCGAAAACCAAGACTTGATTTTATCCACGACAAGAACGGTCTGGAACGCCATAAAAGAAGTAGTCGAGACGGTTATGCATGTTTTGGCGCCAATCATTGAAACAGCGTGGAATCTCATTGTTACTATCGTAAAAACCGCTTGGGATGTGATTAAAACCGTTATCCAGACGGCTTTAAGTGTCGTATTAGGCATCATCAAAGCTGTAATGCAGGTCATGAATGGAGATTGGTCTGGAGCTTGGGAAACCATCAAAGGAGTCGCTGGAACGATCTGGGAAAGCATCAAATCTCTGGTGCAGATCGCTTTGGATGGGCTAGTTCAAATCCTGCAAGCTGGCATGGCTTTCTTACAATCGATTTGGGATGCGATCTGGAATGCTATCATGTCGGTCGTTACCCCAATTTGGGAAGCTATTAAGACAACGGTCGGGAATGCTATCACAGCTGTTTGGGAAGTTATCCAGAACATTATGACCAGCATTCAAACGACATGGGATAGCATTTGGACAGCTATTTCAACGGTAGTGAGTACAGTCTGGAATGCCATTTCTACAACGATTATGTCTGTGCTGACTACGATTTGGGGATATATCCAAAGTGTCCTCGATCTCATAAGCACAATCTGGTCATCCACTTGGGAAATTATAAAAGCGGTCTTCGCAGCAATTCTTTTGACCATCGTAGGCTTGGTGACTGGCAATTTTGATCTCATCAAACAAGCCATTTCAAACGCTTGGGAGATTATCCAGACCAAAACAGGCGAAACCTGGAATGCTATTGTGGCCTTCTTGTCAGGAATTTGGGACGGAATCAAGTCGGCAGCTAGTGCAGCTTGGGAATTTATCAAAACCACTATCAACGCTGCACTGGACGGCATCAAGGCGATTGTTGAATCAATTTGGAATGGGATTGTTTCGTTCCTCACAGGCGTTTTAGACAATATCAAAAATACTATCTTGAATGCTTGGAATAATGCGAAATCAACCGTTTCAAATGCCACTGAAAACATCAAATCCACGGTGACAAACGGCTGGAACAATCTGGTAAGCACAGTCACGAATGCTGGGCCAAGGATAGTATCGGCTGTCAGAAGTGGCTTTGACAATGCAGTAAATGCTGCAAGAAACTTTATCAGTAGCGCGATAAGCGTTGGTAGAGACCTCATCATGGGTTTTGTCAACGGAGTGAAAAACGCTGCAGGAGCGTTGATAGATGCAGTTGGCGGCGCAGTAAGAGGTGCCATAGACTGGGCAAAAGGCCTTTTAGGCATTCACTCACCTTCTCGGGTGTTTAAGCAATTTGGCATTTACACAGACGAAGGTTTCATTATCGGTGTTAATAATAAAGCTGGCCAAGTCGCAAGAACAGTCGGAAACATGGCTCAAGGAGCTATTGACGCTTTTGCCGGCAAAGACATTGCTGGCAGCTTACAAGGCGAGCTCGGCGCTGTCGATGGCGAGTTAGGACGCTTGACAGCCTATGATCCGTCTGTGTCCTTTGATGGCGGCACGTTAACCGTTGGACAACAGGCAGCGAATATCGTGCTGAGAATGGGGAATACGGTCTATCGGACGTTTACCGAAGATATCACGAATGCACAAGAGATGGAATTAATTTTGGACAGTTACTAGAAAGGAGAAAGCAATGTATGGTTATTCAAAGTTAGAGAAAAATAATAATATCACGGCTTTCGAGCCTAGTGACAATATGTCCATCAACGGAACACCTCTCAATCTATTGGTTGACGGCTACACGCATTTAACGGTGACAGGAAGAGGCTTGCTTGGTCAAACGATCAAAAAAAGCTCAGTTCCAGGGCGGCGTGGTGTTTGGGTGGAGGATGTTTCAGACGATGAGCGTCCGCTTGAAATCAAGTACAAGCTCGAAGCTGATACTAGCCCTAAGATGCGTGATAAATTTGCGAAATTGAATAAGATCTTGCGAACCCATGCAAGTAGCGGCTTCCTCGAAATCACTTTTAAAGACGAACCCGAGTATGTTTATTATGGCTATTTCAGCGGAGCTGATGAGATCGAAGAAAAAAGCTTGTCTATCATCAGCAAGTTCACCATCCTGGTGCCAGACGGCTACAAGAAAAAGCAGGCTCAGAATTCAACTGGGCCTATTGCTTTATCGGATGCCTTGGAAGTACTACCTGAGTCTATAACGGTCACACCGACCGGGACAGTGAACCAAGTACAAATCATCAACGGAACGAAAGTATTATCTTTTTCTGGCTCGTATGCAGCAGGAAAGGATCTTGTTGTAACTTTCGGAAATGAAGAAGTGACTGCTGTTTATAACGGTAGAAACATTCTTAGCGAGCTAGAGCGGTTTAGTCCACTTGAGCAATTTACTGTCAAAAACGGTGATACTATCACTGCTAAGAATGCAACGGTTAAAAGAGTAGTTTGGAGGGATGAGAGAGCATGATTTATTTGTTTGATAAAGATGAGAGATTGATCAAAATCATCAGAAAACCAGCTATTAAGACAGCTCTCCAAAAATACTCTCTTACAAAAGAGCGCTATGTGTCTGATCGATTGACTGTTGAGATGAAGGCTCTGAATGATGATGAGCTTGAAAAAATTGAATACATGGCCATTCAGACGATGGAAGATGCTCACACGTTCCACTATTTCTACGTCGCTCAAAAGTCATCTGATCAGTTGACCACATTGATCGGTGTCCAATCAGGAATTGAGGAATTGAGAAAGTCTCCAGTTTTTGACAAGCGTCCTCAAAACGCTTTGGCCAGAGAAGTTATCAATGATCTGTTGTCTGGCACCAACTGGCAGGCTCGCTTTGTGGGAGAAACTACCCCGCACAGCACCAACTTTTACTACATTTCAATCTTTGATGCCTTGAAAAAGGTTTGCGAGGTTTGGGATTTAGAAATGCAATTTTTCGTTGAGATGAACGGAAACCGAATAGGTGCCCGGTACATCGATTTTAAGCGGAAGATTGGCCAAGCAGTTGGTAAGCGTGTGGTTTATGGTCACAACGCCTTGCAAATTCTCCAAGAAGTTGAGCGAACCAATATTTTTACGGCTTTAATCGGTCGCGGAAAAGGTGAGCAAGTTAGCTCTGCTGAAGACTCTGGAAAACAAGCAAATGGCTTCGGCCGAAAAATTACCTTTGAAGATGTGGTCTGGTCAACGGCTAGCGGAAAACCAGTCAACAAGCCGAAAGGTCAAAAGTACGTTGAGCTACCAGCCATGACCAAGCTTTACGGTATCAAGAACGCTGACGGGTCTATGCGCCCTAAAATCGGCTTTGTAGATTTTGCAGAGGAAGAAAACCCAGAGCAATTGTTGGAACGCACCTACAAGGCGTTGGTCAATGCTGCACGCCCTCAACTGGCTCTAAAAACCTCAAGCGTGTATTTGCGGGGCGCAAAAATCGGAGATACTATTCGTGTCGTTCGGCATGATAAAAGGTTAGATTATGATACCCGTATTTTTGATATTACTTTTAACCGTCTCAATGACCAGTCAAGCGACATCAAGTTGGGCGACCGGATAGGAGAGAGTAACGAAGCCAAGGCTCAGACGATTGCTGACAAGGCGATTGATGAGTTTGTGGCTAACGAATTTTCAAATTTTGTAAAAAACTTGCCTGACTATCTGCCGACTGCAGATGGTTTTAATAATAATTGGTACGGCACTGAAGATCCGACTGGGAAACATCCCGGAAAAGTCCTAATCAACGATATTTGGTACAAGCCAGATCCTGAACATGAAGGGCATAAAATCATGCTCAGATGGACAGGGGAAGTCTGGGAAGAACTCCTGCGCACTTTTAGCAGTGAGGCTTTGCGTGCTAAGATTTCGGACGAAATCGAAAAATTGAACAAGGCTATGAAAGCTAGTGACCTAGCTTTGAAAGAGCAAACCGCCCAAGCCCTCCGCAATGCCGGGGCTAACGCCTCGGCTATCGAGGCGACCAAGGGCGCTATCACCAAGCTCAATCAGGACTTGGCTGGTGCTAAGCAGACCAATCAAGCTGCAATTGACCGCTTGAAATCTGACTTTGCTAGTGCGCAGAAGACAGCGAGCGACCAAACGGCGCTCTTGAAAAGTGACTTGGCCAATATCCGAATCAAACAAGGCCAGCACGAAACCGAAATCGGCAAGCAAGTCTCAGCGCTCAATGCGGCCAAGAACGAGCTTGCGGGCGTCAAATCAGCTCAGTCAACGTTTGAGCAGAGCACCACTCGCAGGCTGGCGGAGCTGGTCAATGTGACGGATGCCAAGGCTAATAGGTCGGAGCTCGTGCAGACGGCTACGGAGTTGAGTAGTAAGATTGCGAGTGTGCAGGCCTCGGGTCGAAATCTCTTTTTAAATTCGCTTTTTAAGCAAGACATCAGGAAAACCGGTATTTGGACTACAAGCACTTACACGGCTTCTATCGATAGCGAAAGCAAGTATCTTGGGCACAACGCTTTGAAAATCATTGGGCAAGACCCAGCGGGTAAAGACGGTGGCAACCCTAAAATCACTTATCCAGCTACTGGCCAATATGGAAAAGTAGCACCCGGAAGCATGACCAATCAAGAGGTGACCATCAGCTTTTATGCCAAAGCAGAAAATGCTGGAACGATTTTACGGTCAAGACTTGGGAATATCTGGTTTAAAGATGGGAACGTGACCTTGACCACAGAAGTCAAGCGTTATGTGGTTAAATTTTCGAGGGCTTGGACTGGGTTGTCCAACTTAACAACCAACGAATGGTTGTTTAACCTCAACAGAGCAGACACGGTCTGGATCTGGATGCCGAAATTTGAAGTAAGCGACACAGATACACCTTACTCAGAGGCTCCCGAGGATGTTGAAGGCCTTATCACAGCCGTTGAATCGACTTTTAAGCAACGAGCTGACTCGCTCGAAGCTGGTGTGAATCGTTTGACTGAGGGGCTCAATACCAAAGCGGACTCAAGTGCCCTGACCTTGCTCTCAGATAGGATATTGGCATCTGTCAAGTCGCTTGAGACCGACACGCAGAACAAGCTGAACTCAAAATTGAGCACAGCCGAGTTTGAGGTGCGAGCTGGCTCTATCCGTCAGGAAATCCTCAACGCAACCAAGGACAAAGCCGATAAGGCTTTGGTAACGGCTGAGGCTGGAAAGCTGAGGGAGGAACTGGCGAGTCTGTCGGTTGGCGAGAATCTGTTTATCAATTCAGAATTCAAAAATCTGAGGGATAACGGACAGCGATATACTGCGAATGGCAAAACCTATCAAAACATGATTGCGCCTTACTGGTACAATCCGTACAATGCTGGTATTCCAAATGCTCAAAATATCCAGCATGGGTACTTTGATACAAGCATGTCAAGTGATACTGTCTTTGCTTTTAACGAGAGCGACGGATCTCGTCACTGGAAAGCCTTGTCAACCGATTTTAAAATCGGAGTGATTTCGGCAGGTGAATACTACTTTTCGGCAGACTTATATGCGACTGATTTAGGCACTCATATCAAATTTGGATTTTACTATCACAACTCGACTGGCAAACTCAATTTTTACGCAGGTCAAACCAAAATCGAAGTTAGCGAAAAAGGTCGTTGGGTACGTTTAGGAGCACCGCTAAAAGTCAATGATGACATTGATCTGACAAAAAAAGTCCAATTTTACATCTACGGCTATAACTTTAGCACCAACTCGATTTTGTATCTTAAAAAGCCCAAAGTTTCAAAAGGGCGCTTGAAAAGCGACTGGAGCCCAGCGCTTGAAGACACCGAAGGCCTCATCACCGAAGCTAAAGCAACCTTTGAGCGAACAGCTCAAGGCTTGCGGACAGACTTGTCAGCGGTGCAGGCCTACGTTAACGCTGATAACACGAGAGCAGAGGCTTTGCGCACTTACTCTCGTGAGGAGACGGCAAGGCAGCTAACTGCCGAGCGCAAGCTCATCGAGGCTGGCTATGTGGGCATAGCGCAGCACACAGAGGATGTGCGGAGCATAAGCAGGCGGTTCGAGGAGCTAAACTCAGGCGGATCGAACATGGTCTCAAATGGTGCCACAGAACTTGGGCTGAAGTATTGGTCAGCAAATGGCAAGCTAACAGCGGACCGCAAGCACCCGTTTTTTAAAAACAACACAGCTACAATGTTTGTCTTGAACACGACTGAGGCAGCTATCGCATTTATGCAGCAAAATCAGTACAATGTGCTGAAGCGGAATACAGATTACACGCTATCCTTTACTGCCTTTGCGTCAAGCAATGTCTCAGGCTTTCGGGCGCTGGTTGGTCTACTAACCAATATGGACCACGCTTGGAAAAAGACCCTGTATACATATACTAAGAGCTTGTCACCAACGCAAGCTGAACGCATCACGGTCCAGTTTAACAGCGGCGATTTTGATGGGTTCGCTTTGCGGTTTGACAACATGGGCTCTAGCAACGGTCACAGTGCAACCGTCTGGATCAGCGAGATTGATGTCTATGAGGGAACGATGAAGCGGCCCTATCAACCATCTCCTGCTAATGGCCAAGGCTACGCTGACACTAAGTTGGCTGAATATAAGCAAAACATTGACGGCCAACTGGCCACTGTGCAGTCTGCTATCAATACGGCTAACAACTCACTGACGAGCTTTAACAGCTGGAAGCAGTCAGCGCAGGAAACGCTGAATAAAGTTGGCAGAGTCGAGTCTAGTCTTAACGAGACTAGGGCCAACTTTGCGGAGTTTAAGCAGACGGCTGAAGGTCAGCTGACTACGATTACTCAACAGGTCGCAGGGAAAGCTAGCCAGACCGATTTCCAGAAGGTGCAAGAGACCAGCAAGCTCTATGAGCGGTTGATTGGCTCGACCGAAAAGGAAATCACGGACAAGATCTCACGTATAACTATGACTAACGAGTTGTTTCAGGTCGAGGTTTCAAAAAACCTTGACCTTCGCACGGTGCAGTACCAAATAGCAAATGCGTGGGCAGTGCAGAACCTTAACTCAAACGGGGATATCGTCAGTCAAATCAATATGACTGGTCCAAACGTGCGCATCCAAGGCGAGTCTATCCACTTGGACGGAAAGACCTTGATTGATAACGGGATCATCAAAAACGCCATGATTGAAAGCATGCTTGCAGATAAAATCACGGCTGGCACACTCAATGCTGGAAATGTAAATATAGTCAATCTAAATGCTAATAAAATCGTCGGTTTAGACGCGAATTTCATCAAGTCTAAAATCGAGTTGGCATTTATTGATTGGATGAAAGGAAAGACGATTTCAGCGCAGAATGACGCAATGCAAATCAATCTAAATGATGGTCATGTGCTGTTTTACAACGATGACGCGTCCATCAAGCGGGTCTTAGCGGGTTATCCAACCCAATTCATCCGCTACGAAAACAAGCAGGAAAACGGCCAGAATCACGGCCGCACTATTATCGGAAGTAACCGAAATGGCACGAACGCTTGGAAATCGGTCTCTTTTGCGGGCCTTGTCATTGACAACAACTCAAATAATAGCGTTGATAAAATCTATCAATTTGGAGACTACAATCACATGAGACACGCGCAGGGTGATGATGGCTGGAATTTTAGCGTCGTAACACAAACGATGACGCCCGGTGTCTGGAACAAAAACTCAGAAGTTTGGGCGCGACATTTCGTCGTGCCTCGTAATACAAAAGGAGACACAGATAGCCCGACGCAGTTTATCCGCTTAGAAGAAAGCGTAGCTGCGATTTGGAATATCTTGAATCACGCTGCGAGCGGCCAAGTCACGATGACAGAGGCTATGAAGAACTTAATTAGAGAAAGGAAGAACGCTTGGGACATCGTCCGTAACGTAGGATAAAAGGAGAAAAGAAAAATATGAACGAAACAATCCAGTCTAAGCTAGCAATTGAAATTGCTAGTAAATCATTAACAATCGCAAAACTTGAAGCTCAAAACGAAGAGCTTCAAGCGCAACTACAACAAGCTCTTGATCGTAATGCGGAGCTTGAAACAAGCACAGCACCAGAAACAGAAAAAGGAGAATAACTATGACACTGGAAATCGTAAAAACTACAAAACTTGTCGGAAGCGTGAAGGTTAACGATGTGGTCGTTAAGACCATCACCGCTGACATCGATGATAAAGGGGTGACTACGTTGACCGAATGGATCAACGACAGCGAGGCATACGCGGCCAACCGTCGCGAAGTGCGGAAACAAGAGCAGGCATTTCAGGATGCGGTCTATGCCGCTGAGGATGCCATCATTGCAGAGCTGGAAGCTGCCGAAAAATCCCAAAAATAGGAGGCGGTGACATGTGAACCATTTTATTGATTTTGTGGATAAGCTCACGCCTGTCTTAGTCGTGATTATCCCTAGCTATTTTAGTTATAGGAGTAATCAAAATAGCAAAGAAACCGACAAGCGAATAGAAGCTTTAGTAGAAGATTTGGGCGACCTGAAAGAATCCGTGACCGATATCCAAAACATCGGGAATAGGAATAATCAGGATCTAAACCTGATCCAAAAAGGTTTGCAACGGCTTCAGCGTTTTCGATTACAAGAAAATCTAAAAAAAGCGTTGAGGCGTGGCCAGACAACCCAGCATGAGCTAGAAGAGCTGTCCCGCCTATATGAAAGCTATGTTGAGCTTGGCGGCAATGGTGCTATCAAGCTTTTGTACGAAAAATTTTCAGAATTGCCAATTGTGGAGGAAAAATGAATAAATTTGCAAAAAAACTAGGAATTAAAGTAGTTAAAACAATGGCTCAAGCAGCGCTTGGAGTGATTGGCTCGACTGCTCTGTTAACAGAGGTCAATTGGACTGTGGCTGCATCAACAGTTGCATTGGCAGGCGTGACCTGCATCCTGATGAACCTCTCTGACTTAAAGGAGGAAGAGTAATCAAAATCAAAATAAAAGAACAGGCGCTGAAGCTTGCTCTGTTTGCTTTCGCTGCGGGCTACTTTTGGTTTGCAGCCTTTGAAAAAATGAAAGGAAAATAATATGGCAACGACAAATGATGTAATTTTGTTTGCTGAAAATCTGGCAAACGCTGGCGTAGGAACGGACGCTGATGGTGCGTGGGGCACACAATGCGTAGACTTGCCAAACTCAATCTCTATCAACTTTTTTGGCAAGGCTTTGTGGGGAAATGCCATTGACCTGCTCAATTCAGCAGCCAGCCTTGGCTACGAGGTAGAGTGCAATCAAGAGGGAAATCTTGATAGCAAGCCACGGGCAAGTGCTGTATTCGTTATGGATACAATCTATATCTATGGTCATCCTTACGGACATACAGGGGTTGTGATCGAGGATAGCGACGGCTATACCATGCAAACAATAGAGCAAAACATCGATGGCAATGCAGACAGTCTGTATATCGGTGGCCCTGCTCGTTACAACACCCGCAATTTTGATGGCGTTGTAGGTTGGTTCTATTTCCCAACTGATGACACAGGTTATCAACCCGCTCCAACCGTTCCTAGCGGTGATGGGTTAATCCACGAAGAGACCGGGACATTTACTGTTGAGGTATCTGCGCTCAATGTTCGATCAGCAGCTGGATTAGACGCTGAAATCGTGGCAGTTTACACGGCAGGGCAAGAAATCAATTATGATGGTTGGTGTGACAAAGACGGATATATCTGGATCACTTATATCGGTGGTTCTGGCAACCGTCGCTATGTCGCGGTAGGTCAATCAAAAGATGGCCAACGAATTACCGATTTTGGTAGTTTTAAATAAAAACCGCAGCGGAAACTGCGACAAGCAAAAAATATAATTTCTTAAATTTTAATCTACCCCGGCCGAAAGGCTGGGGCTTTTTTATTTGCAAAAATTTTTTTAAAAAATTAAAAAAGTTGATAAAAAGCGTTGACAAAGTACGCAATGCGTGTTATAATGTAATTAAGATAAAGGTAAAACAAAAAAAGAGAGCAGGAAATAAAAATGGCTAAAGACGGAAAATACACTACAACAACAAAAGAAACAACCTTAACAGTCCCTGAAGGACGTGTAGGAAAATTCAAGCTTGTCTACAAACATATCCACCAAGAAGAAGATTTGTCCAGAGTGAATTACTACACACCTGAAAACGAACGTGAAGATAAGCGTATTTACTTTGAGTTTAAAGGATATCAGTTTGAGGCGGTTGCGTATCAATTGAGCAAAAAGGACGGTCTTACATCGAAAGAAGTACTCAAAGGTTTAGAGGAAAACAATCTTGAGCACTATGTAATTGCATATACCAAAATTAACGGAAAAAGCCAAAAAGGCGTGGTAATGCTTACGGTTGGCGAATATCAAGCAATCAAAGATTGGTTTGAATCTGTTAAGCAGATTAAGCCAGAAAACAAAGCTGCAAAAGAGACAGTTGCTGTCGAAGAAAAATATGCAGAAGAAATCGCAAAAGCAAAAGAACTTGGCCGCAAGGTTATTATTAAAAGATACGCTCGTGATAGCAAAAAACCAGAAAGTGACACAGAGATTGTAACGGTCTATATTGACTCTAATGGGAATATCACTCAAAGCATCGAATTGATGGATTAAAACCTGGGAACGTGGTTAAATAAAAGGAGGAATACAAAATGTTAGTTGGAGTAAGTCAAAAGAATGACTTTGGATGGTCTGTCCAAGTCGTTAAATTTCCCAATCTTGAATCAGCAGAAGCTTGGTTAAACAAAGAGCAATATGATTTTAGGGATAGGTATATATTTGATGACGAAGAGGAGGCAACAGAACATTTAAAAGAAATACGAAACGCTCGATGGATAAAAGAAGCGCTAAAAGATGCAGATACACTGACTTTGCTTGAAGACGGAGAGTTCGACATCGAAATGAGCGACTCTTATATTTATAAAATGATGACAAGATAGGAGCGAAAAAATGAAATTTGAATTATTAAAAGAGTTATACGACGAGGCACTAGAAATCGCCTCG